TGGTCAACACAGCAGATTTAAAATCTGCCGCCGTAAGGCTTACCTGTTCGAGTCAGGTCAGGCGCACCAAACATGACAGATCGGAAAGACGGTCACTTTCATAACATTTAAAGGAAATTCAAATGGATAACAAACCTGTCAAAGTCTCTGGTCAACTCTTCTGGTCTAACTGGATGAAAGAGTTCAACACTAAGTTCAATGAGGACAACACCAAGTACGAATGTACACTGGGTATGCTCTCTGACAAGGCTTGTGAGGCTCTGAAGGAGCAAGGTATCGTGATCAAGAACAAAGACACAATGGGTAACTACATTGTTGGTAAGTCTAAGTTCTTGTTCGAGCCTGTGGACGCTGAAGGTAATCCAGTGGCTATCGAGAAGATTGGTAACGGCACTAAGGTGACAGCTCTGGTAGGCTCCTATCGCCACAAGATGTCAGCTAAGTATGGTGCTGCCCCTAGCATCAGCAAGATCATCGTGACTGAACTGGTTGTCTACGGTGGTGACGATGGTGATGACAGCGAAGATGACATCCTGTAAGGAGCTAATTATGTTTGGTATTTTAAATTCTGTAGTTAAAGCTGCTGTTTCAGTAGTGGAAATTCCTGTTGCTGTTGCTGCTGATGTGGTGACTCTTGGTGGATCATTAACAGATACACAGCAGCCGTATACGGCAACTGCTGTTGAACATCTCGTAAAGAATGTTCAAGATGCTGCCAACCCGAACAAATAAGGAACCTAAGATTGCTCTGGTCGATGCTGACTTTCTTGTCTACCGTATTGGATTCAGTACGGAGGATGAGCCAGTTGGCATTGCCAAGGCTAGGTTAACGGAGTGGTTAGAAGACTTTATCTATGTGAATCTCAAGGCTGATGAATACAAAGCTTGGATCACAGGTAAATCTAACTACCGTTATGACATTGCCAAGACAGTGCCATACAAAGGCAACCGTAAAGATGTTCAACGACCTAAGCACTACGAAGCCCTGCGAGAGCATCTAGTCAAGCGTCATGGGGCTATCGTTACGGTTGGTGAGGAAGCTGACGATACCGTAGCCATTGCGTCCACGAAGCTGTTAGATCAGTGTTGGATCGTTCATGTGGATAAGGACTTGGATCAGCTTCAAGGATGGCACTACAATCCTGTCAAAGATGAGAGATACTATGTCGATGAGTTCACAGCGTATAAGTCGTTTGCAACGCAACTTCTCACTGGAGATAGGATTGACAATATCCCATGCTTGGCAGGCATTGGCCCGAAGAAGGCAGCTAAAGCTCTCCAAGACGCAAAGACGAAAGAAGACCTCTTACGTTGTGCGTGGGAAAAGTATCAAGAATTGGGGCATACGTTGGAGTATTTTACTGAACAAGCCAGATTGCTCTGGTTAAGACGATATGAAGGAGAATTATGGCGACCGGACGTAAAATTACTGCCAAGCAAGTTGCAGCTAAGTACGGATTCCGCAGTGGACTCGAAGAAAGAGTAGCGGAACAACTGGATCAGTTAGGCGTGTCTTATACGTATGAGAAGGTTAAGTTGAAATACATTCGACCTGCTTCTGAACATATCTATACGCCTGACTTTGTGCTTGCCAGTGGCATCATCGTTGAGACTAAGGGAAGATTTCTCCTAGCTGATCGTATGAAGCACCTGATGGTCAAGAAACATAATCCAGAGTTAGACATTAGGTTTGTATTCAGTAATTCCAATGCACGTATCAGCAAAGCGTCTAAGACAACGTATGCTATGTGGTGTAGGAAGCACGGATATAAGTTTGCTGATAAGACAATTCCTCAGGAGTGGTTAGATGAAAGCTGAAGTTTATAACCGAGAGATACATTATGATTTCACCACTGAAGAAGTGGAGTTCCTGAAGTCTTTAGGCTTATGGGACAACATCCGCGAGAAACTGCGAGAGCATGAAGTCATCACCATTGAAGGCTATGAAAGGACTGTAAGCAAGTGAGTAATGTAAATTTGGTATGCTATTCCGTACCTGCTCCGGGACTGGTTGAGAAGGGCATTAAAGACGCTCAAGACCTCTTAGCGTTCATGGCTCGTGTCTCTAACCCGGACAACCAGTATGCAACAGAGTCAGGCCCGAAGTTGTTGAAGTACTTGATTAACAATAAACACTGGTCTCCTCTGGAGATGGTACACTTGTCAATCGAGATCGAGACAACGCGCGACATTGCACGACAGATTCTGCGACACCGCAGTTTCAGCTTCCAAGAGTTTAGCCAGCGGTATGCTGCTGTACAAGGTTTTGAGTTGTCTGAGGTTCGCCTACAGGATTCTAAGAACCGACAGAACAGCCTTGAAGTTGGCGACTCAAGTCTGCATAACTGGTGGTTCCAAGCACAGAAAAGGGTTCGTGATGACGCTGAGTTGGTTTATAACATGGCTCTTGCCAAAGGGGTTGCCAAAGAGCAAGCACGAAAGCTACTGCCTGAAGGCTTGACCATGAGCAGGATGTACATGGCAGGTAATCTGCGTAGTTGGCTTCACTATGTGGATATTCGCTGTGATGCGGCTACGCAGAAGGAACACCGAGAGGTTGCTGAACAGGTGAAACTGATCGTCTGTGAACAGTTCCCTGCCGTTAAAGAATTGTTTTATGCAAAGGAATTGACTAATGCTGCTAAATGAATATCAGGAACTAGCGTTCAAGACAGCGATGGAGACAGCTAAGAACCCTGCTTACATGATCTCTAACCTCACCTCTGAAGCTGGTGAAGTTGCGGGTAAGTATGCCAAGTGGATTCGAGATGGTGTCTTGGACGAAGAAGGAATGCAAAAGGAAGCTGGTGATGTGCTCTGGCAGATCGCTGGTCTATCAACTGTAATGGGTTGGAGCTTGGCGGATATTGCCAGTAAGAACTTGAAGAAACTTGCAGCACGTAAACTTAACAATACCCTCACAGGGTCAGGAGATGAGCGATGAATGACGATACAGATTACACAAGCTACGCTTTCCAGTACACAGACTGTGAGGGTAAAGTCTACATCACTGCCATCAACAATCCCGGCCCTACGTGGACAGAGGCGTTGAATGACTATGTACGTTTCTTGGAGTCAGTGTTTCAGTATGACATCATGAGCAAGGTACGTATTGAAGAACCTAAGTATTTGGACGTTATGTACGAACATTACCCCGACTATGCTGATCCGTGGAAGGGTGCATACTTTAACGATGACGAAGACGAAAAAGAGATTGGTAATGATGATCTCGGAGACTGGTAAGCATGAAGATCCTGTGCATCCCTGACACACAGTGCAAACCTGATGTCCCTCTAGAACACCTTACATGGGCTGGTAAAGCTATCTGCGATTACCGTCCTGATGTGGTTGTGCATTTAGGAGACCATTGGGATTTCCCGAGTCTCAGTAGCCATGACAAAGCAGGTAGTAAATACTTTGAGGGTAAACGCTACCTTGCTGACGTTGAGGCAGGAAACAAAGGAATGAATATGCTCTTGGCTCCTTTAAAGGACTTGCAGAAGTCTCAGAAAGAGTCAAAGCATAAGGTCTATAAACCACGGATGGTGTTCTTGAAAGGTAACCATTGCCACAGGTTGACGCGAGCTGTGCAGAATAACCCAATGCTAGAAGGACTGATGACATATGACCATTTGAACTTGAAAGATTGGGAAGTACACGAGTTCTTAGAGCCTGTGTTTATTGGGGGTATTGGTTTCTCACATTATTGGCCAACAGGAGCGATGGGCCGCCCTGCCGGAACTGCTGCTGCTATAATCAATAAGTTACATATGAGTTGTGTTGCAGGCCATCAGCAAGGACGCCAAGTAGCTTACGGTAAAAGAGCTGATGGTAAGCCGATTACTGCTATCATTGCTGGCAGTTACTACATGCATTCTGAAGATTACATGGATCAGTTAAGCAATAGTCACTGGCATGGTCTGATTGTTTTGAATGAAGTCAAGGACGGAACATCAGATGAAATGTTCTTGTCTTTGGATTACTTGAAAAGGAAGTACAGTGAACAAGTGTGATACGTGCTTCTACGCACTAAATGATAAGGACTTAGAAACTCCGTGTATTACCTGTACCGGATACTCTAACTTCGTAAAAGGAGATTTGTATATGACACCTA